TCATAGTCATATCTAAGAGCTAAGTTTGCATCAATAGTTGTTCCTTCACCTTCATAGTTTAAATTAACTCTTTGCATATATTTTCTTAAGCCTGGATCTCCCATTACCATATCAGGTGATCTGTATACTGCTTGAATTGTTGTAGTAGTTGCACCTGTTGCAAAAGTATTTCCTGTTTCCATTTTATAAATAAAACCATCATATCCACCAAATATTTGTGTCTCAATACTGCTAACAAAATCTGAATCTGTACAAGCTGGTTTAATACCTACCATATCTGCATATTCAAATCCTATTGATCCTGTATTAGGGTTATTTTTTAATACACCTATAATTCCTTTTGATGATAATTGACCACGTCCTGTTACTGGATAAAATAATCTATATTGTGATTTACCTCTAATAACTATAGATGATATTCTATCTAATGTTATTTCATCAATTCTAGATTGTATTTGTCTAGATATAGATCCAAGTTCAACGTCACCAATTCTTGCTGTACCTGCAATAGTTCTTAATCCATCTGGTGCTAAAAATATAACATCACCACCAATCTCTTGAATACTACCACCATCTCTACAGCCAATGTTTCTTGTAACTTCTTGTACAGCAAATGAAGCACTTGATGTTCCTGTTAATTTATATATCCTATCTTCACAAAATATAATTAATTCATTTCTAAATACTTTTAATCCAACTACAGCCGAGTCAACTTTAAATGATCCAGCACCACTTCCTGTTGTAAAATTGTCTTCTTCAAAAGCTACACTAAATATAACTTCTTGTGAATTAGTTGCACCAGCATAGAACATATGGTTTTGAAATGCTTTTACAAATTTAGGATTTGATGGAGCTGTTCCACCACCTGTTGCATTTACAACATCAACTGCAAAACTAGAATTAATAATTTGTGCAGGGGAATGTCCTGTTGCAATTATAAGTTTATCAGTGCCATTAAAATTAAATTTTTCAAAATCGTATTTTCTTGTAGATGTACCAAGACCTGTTGTTAAACTAGTAAAACTACCTGATGTAGTTCCTCTATGAATATCTCCACCTCTTGCTACAATTATTTGATCATTAAATATAATAGAACAATCTACTATTAGACTAGAATTACTAGATCCTTGAGGTACAATTGTAGTATTATATCTAGCTGTACCACTAACACGTCTATATCCACCCTTAATATCGGGTTCAAAGTTTTGTAAGATTAATGCTTCACCTGGTTGCATAGAAAACACATCTTTGTTTAATGTCAAACCACCAGCACAACTTACAACAAATGGGGATATTAAATCTGTTGTTGGCATTTAATTAATTAGCTCTTTTTTTATTTAATAATTCTATTGCTTGTTGCAAAGTTAAAGTTTTTGGAATATTTTTTATACCAGCTTTTTGTAATTTTTGTGTTATAGTTGTTCCTGGCATTTTTTTAAGATCTCTAAAACTAATTCCAGCCATTAATTTTTCATCTGCCCTTACTTCACCATTCATGTTATCACCACCTTTTGATCTAAGGTCTTCTAAAATTTGATCAGACATTTTTTCATTTTCTGCTATAATTTGTTGTTTGGTTTTTTCTATTTTAGCCATTAGCTAACTCTGCCTCCTATGCTTGTTGCAATGCTTTCACCAATTACATCGGTTCTCATGTAATCGTTTTTAGTTGCATAATCCACTTTTAATAATCTAAGTTTTCTTTGAAAGTCTCTATCAGCTAACTGTGCATGTTGTGGATCTGATCTTAACATGTATGTATAATATTTAGCTCTATCTACTATCAAAGTTCTAAATCTGTCAGGTAAACTCATATTATCACCATGAGCAGATAAATCTGTATGTGTTGTATAATAGTCATAACTTGCTGTAAATTCGTTTGTATTTGGTCTTGGGCTTACTCCAAATGCCGAATGATCTGGTAGTATATAAACTCTTAATGGTGTTGAATAATTACTACTAGCATTTGTATCATCAGTTGGTTTATTATTTTGTAAGTAACTATCATAAGTTACATATGATAATTTTCTAGTAGCTAAATCACTTCTAGATATTCTAACATAATCAACATCTAAGTTTGTAGTTGTAACTGTATTATTAAGTGTAATAAATGATGTTTGTGCTGTAGCTGTAAAGGTAGTATTTAATATAGCACCTTCTCTAAAATTAGTTACAGTTAATGTTGTATTTAAATTTTGTGTTCCTTCTGCAGCTGTACCTACCTGTACTTTTAAAGCGGCACCAACACTATTAGTATCTAAAACTCTAACTTGTATTTTGTATGTTTTATTTACTGTAGTATCAATAGCTTGATAAGCAGCAAAATCATTTAATCTTAATCTACCATTACCTGTGCTTGTATAAGCTGCACTTCCTGCACCTGCTATGGTGCTCCAACTATTTATATTAGATGCAAACTCACCATTAGTTACTAATTGCCTTGGTGCCATTGAGAATGAATCCATATCTGCTTTTCTAAAGTCAGCAGGAAAAGAATACTCATTATCACCAATAGTTAAATCTTGTGTAGTTCTAGCATATAATAATGGTATTTCACCTGTTTCATTATAAACATCATGAATACCTTTATTAATAAAATCTTTTATTGCAGTTTGTATACCTCGACTTGAACTAAACGTACTAGAGGTTAGCTCTGTTTCGTTTAATTCTCTAAGTACACTATTTGTTAGTGTTAGGTAAGTTGTTGCCATTTTGTAGTAACTCTATTATTTTATCAAGTTTTTGTTCTTGATTGTTAATTCTATTTTCTAAATTACTTATCCTTACTTTATTTGGATCCATAACAATTCTTTGACCTGTGCTTGCTCTAGTTTTTTTTCTTAAATCATGTATAGCCATTTTATTTATTCTCCTATTTTGTAAGGGGTATTGTATTAAGGGGGACGTATAGCCCCCCTTAAAATTATACAGTATTATACTGCTGTATCGTGTTGAGTAGCTGTGTTTCTATCAGTTTCATCAATTCCTGAAACATCACATAGAATAGCAAAAACACGGATTTTACCCGCACTTGAAGCTGCTCCAGCCATTAACGCATCAATTGTGTCTGCTACTTTCGTAGTCAACACAGGTGCCGCATCAGCAACGTCTCTTGGTGCATAAGCTGCACCAGTAGCATCGTAAGCATCAACGAAAGCATCTGGATCTGAGAATCCAGCTGCACTTCCTGTGATACCAATATCGATAACTACAGAGTTTGAACATGCTGTTAGTACCTCTAGTCCTGCGTGTAATACTACACTTTCTGCAGGAACGTCAAGACATCTAATAACATCATTTGTTGCTGTACCTGAGTCTCCGTCAATTGCAGAGACATCAATTGTGTTTTCTATCATATAAGGTGTTCTGCCATTTGCAGAATGTCCAGCTGTTCCGCCAGCACCTGTTACATCATAAGTTGCCATAATTTATAATCCTCCCAATTAACCTATTGTTATAACGCCTCTTTGGACTGCTTCACTTCTAAGGATTTTTCTTCCAAATACGTGTAGTCCTCTGACAACGTCTGCGAATGAATCAGGGTCTCTGATTAATTCTGTTTTTGCGATATGATTTACAGTCGCTACTCCTGACATGTGTCCGTATACGAATGCATACTCATTAGATCCAGCAGATCCAAAAGTATGAGACGCTACACTTCCACCTGATACAGCAATTGCGTTTGATGAATACATATTAAAACCAAATAATGGTCTGTCTGTGACTTTACCATTTCTGATTTGTGATGCACCACCATCGTTCATTACTGATTGGTCAGATAGTTTTCCGCCTGCTTTTCTTAATTGTTCAAAGAATTCAGGTGGGGCAACTAGCCATCTATTATCTTCTGGCACATCATTTTTGTCCAAGTTTCTTTTCAGTGTTGATACTAAATTTGCTAAAGTATCTACAGCTGCGTCACCATCGATTGGTGAACTGTCAGTTCCTGAACCAGTACCATCACTAGCATTGTCGTATATAAACTTCAATACATTGTAATCGTAGTTTTTCTTTAATGAATATGCACCTGAAGAGGTTGCAAGAGCTTCAAAGTTTACATGAGATTGTCTTTCTTCAATATCATCTACTTTAAAAGCAAAGTAAGAACCTTGATCGACAGTCATAGTTATTTGATCATCAGCTAATAATTGTGTATCAACTGTTTGACCTCTAGCATAATCTTTGACCGTGATTGTAGGCTCTTTTATTATTTTTACTGTATCGCCAAAATTTTCAATTTCTCCAGCGTAATCAGTGTTAGTAATATCTTCTACCACTGATGCTCTTCTGAAGAATTTTTGAACTTTCTGACTAAATATTTGCGGAGTAAAATTACCTTGTGCAAGGTTTTGGTATCCCGCAGAGTTTGTAAAAGCCATAATGCTTCTCCTATTGTTTAGTTAGATTGTTTATCTTTGTTCAATCCTACCTTCTAAACGTGCAAGGTCAATGTCTTTCTCGTGCTTCTCAAATTCATGAGTTTTCAATTTAGAAATCTCACTAGTTGTCCAAACTTTCTTTTTAGGAATATCGGACTCAGTACTTTTTCTTGTTTTAGAAATTGCTCTAGCAGCTTCTTTTTTAACATCCTTCTCTTCTCTTTTAGTTAATTTACTATCACCATTGTCCATTTTAAATAGATCAATAGCTCTAGCAGCTAACTTAGCGTTAGATGTATTTTCATACAGCCAACCTTGAATAGTAGGATCTTGATTAGCAGCCCAATTATGAAATTCTTCTTTTTCTCGAATCTCATTAAAATCAGGATGTAATTTTAAAAGTTCTACTTCGGCTTTTTCTTTTGCAATTTGTTCTTGCTGGAGTTGAAGGTTTTTATATTTATCTTCAATTTCTGCAGTTCGAGTAGTAGCTTTGTTCATGGCTATAGTTTCCACCATATCATAAACATCAGGGTACTCTTTTCTCCATGCCTCTAATTCATCTTTTGATTTAGGTGGCACAAATTGTTTAGTACTGGATTCTAATTGAGAACGCAAAGATACAACTTCATCCTTGTGTTTATTAATTGTAGAATCATAGTGTTTTTTAAGATCGTCATAACGTTTCTTAAAAACACGATCTTCAGCTTTTGCAGGGCGTTCAGCGATAGGAGTAGCCTTTACTTCTGATTTTTCTGCAGTCTCTTCAGATGCATCGGTGTCCTTCTGTTCGGTTGCTGCTTCTGCTTCCTTTTCTCTTTGTTCCCTATGAAACTTTGTTAACTCACCTTTTGCAAACGCCTCTGTTTCAGCATCGTCAGTTTTTTTAACTTTGCTATAAGGATTTGCTTCTGGCATTTTAACTTTAGTTTCTTCAGAAACTTTTTTTTCTTCTTCCATTATTTTTACCTCTTGGGTTGAGTGCCTTATGGGTAAGGGTAGCTCTAAACTTGTTCCATATTTTGTGGGCTAGTCATTAAACCTGCAGTTTCTGTAGGTTGACTAGGTGGCACATTTGTTTGTTGTTGTGTTTCCATCGATTGTTGTTGTAATCCACCAAATATATCTTCGGTTAAAACTGCAACAGCTTGTTTTGGATCTTGAACACCATATTGTTTCATTGCATAATTTGCTGCAACTGACATAGGCATTACAAGATTTGGTTCTTCTGTTCTGTACTGCTCAAATACAGGAGCAAGTTCAGGAACAATTTTACCAAATGCTCCAGCAACAGATGGTGATAAAACATTTTGAATAGCTGCCATATCATCATCTGTTAAAGTTTTTAATCTTTCAGCAATAGTAAGTTCAGTTTCTGATGCATCAGGAAATTGATCTTTTAAACTCATAGGTTTATTTTGAACAGGTTGCGGTTTTGCAACTTGTTCTTTTTTTTGTGTAGGTAACACAGGATTAACTTTTCCCTTTGGCATTGCAGGACCTTTATCCATTGTGCCAGTTGTAGTTACCTTTCCTTGCATATTATCTATTGCCATTTAATATTTCCTCACTTGTAATCCATTCTAAATTATCATATTTACCACTTAAATCACTTAAAAAAGTTTTAACATGTTCTTCAACTAATTTCATATTGTGATATTTTGTATATCTTTTATGTAATGATTTATTAGCAGTCATTGAATATACTAATTCTATTTTATATTGTTTAGCTAATAATAAAAGTTCTTGTATACATAAATTTAATG